GGGGAGGCGCACCCTGCCAGCGCGGATAGCACGGTCAAGGGCAGTAGTCTTTTTAGTAAGCGCATCGTTGGCCTCCTGTAATTTGTTTGTCTGAGCAATAACTTTACTGGTCATGTTCCGCTCGACTTCCCGAGCTTCTTCGTTCTTCTTGGCTATTTCAATCTGCATCTCTTTGTCGCGCTCATCCCAGCCAACGTGATGCCCATAGAAATAAAGCCCCGCAGCAGTGGCGGCAGCTCCTAAAATTACCCAAGGATTTATCATGACTCATTCCGTGCAATTGCCCGCTCCATTGCAATATCCTCACGTTCAGGGTGTTCATGATCCTCGGCCGTTTGTGGAGGTGGCCCGGGAGTCCAAGATTCATCGAGCGGAGGATTCACCCAAACCGGCAGTGGACTCCCAGCAACTACTGGTGATTGAGCGTAAGAAGCTGGTGCTGGTTGGTATGGATTTACGCCGCCATATGGTGGACATGTTTGTGTAGGTGGCAAGCCAAGGGTTGGTGCAAGTTTCTCAGCAGCAAACTTAGCCGCTTTGTTAATCGCAAACATACCGATCAGCGTTGTGATGGAGCCAGTCATCAAGAGCATCACATCGTTAAGCATCTTGGTGAACGCTTGGTCAATCGGTGCCATTGACTTGATGGGCTGCTGCACAAAGATCACGGAATACAGCATGGAAAAGACCGTGCCGCCAAACACCATCATGACGATGAACACCACAAACGCCCAAGCGCAAACTTGAATAACTGTTACCAGCTCATCTACGGTTTTAATCTCAAGTTTCATTTAGCAGGCTCCGGTGGCGGTGGTACATCCCCAACTTTTTTATCCAGAATAGGTGCGACCAAGTATTCAGGGCACAGCTGTGAGAATAAGCATCGAGGCTTTTGGCACTCAGGCTTGTAGAAATTGTCAGGGTTTTGGCAAGTGTAACGATACCGGTCTTCGCATCCAGCTAGCAGCAACAAAAGCGGCAGTAAGTACTTCATAGCCCTAGCATCCCCAAAAACTTATTTACAATTTTGTCCGACAGATCATTCGGCAAAAACTTCAGAAACCCAAGCACCCACCAAGCCACGCACAGACGCACGAAGATCTTGAGGAAAGTATCAAACTGTTTCTGGTACTCATTCACCGACCACACCCTGCTTTGCCGCACAAATCGCGCAGCTCAGTCAAGCCAAAAGCAACCATTGCCAACAGAAGAACAACAGCCAAACCAGCAAGCAAATAGGTCATCTGCTCTTCTTCAGCTTCTTTGGCTTTCTTTTCCGCCAATCGCAGCTCTTTCATTTCCTTGGCATCGGCTAAATTAGATTCTGCTTCACGGGCTTTGATCTTGTTCCAGACATCAATCTTGCCAGTCTGCATGAACAGCATCTTTAGCTCTTCTTCAACTTGTCTGGCTTGGTCAAGCGCCATTTCAATCTGAAGCGCCGCACCAAAGTTTGATCCTTTTTTGTCGGATTTAGCTTGGAGCATGGCCTTGGTAGCATGACTCCGTTTATTAAACATCTCACCCAATACGGGCGCAAGAGAGTTTAGGTCATTGGCTACTTTACTAGCCTTCTTGACCATGCTGATGGCGCTTTGCAACCCATCCAGTGCTGCTATGGGATCAATTGGGATCATGACCAAATCCAAACTATCGTAAACGTGCCCCACAAAATGAAGGCAACAATAAGGGCCGCAACGAAGATCGCTTCAGCCCAGTCTTTCATGATTATGGAGCATCAGGCCAAGTGATTGTCCAAGGGAAACCCGCCTGACCCGTGACGTCACGAAGTGCTTGGCGATATGTAGCCCATGCAGCTTTGTCCACAGGAGCATCTGCTACTTGTGTCCAATCACTTTCATCTAGCTTTTCATTTCGCTGTTTACGCATGGCTTCAGCTTGGGTTGTATCCAAGGCATCTTTGGCTTCTTGATCCATGTCGGCAACAGAATACTTTGTGTACCACTTACCATCAAGCTGTTCCACGCCATCGCGGAACGCAAACTGGTAGCGGGTTGGCTGAGCCTGTGGGCCTTCAAATACTACATCAGCACCTAAAGCCTCTAAGACTTCAGTTGTTGTTGTATCCCATGATGCACCACCATTGGCTTTTTGATATGCACGAAACTCTGATTCGTACATTACAGCACCAGTTGATCTAATTCTTACTTGCATGATGTTCCTTTATGCGATTGCCAAGAAGATATATGTGCCGCCGCTGGCGTTCAATCCAGCAGGCGCAGCCGCCGTGACTTGGAATCCTACTGCGGTTGTATCAACGTAGTTCGTGCCTGTGACCTCAGCCAGATTGGTGTTTAGCAACAAATACGGGTCGTTGCCAGAAGTGATGCCTCGCGCTGAGTCGTAGACGTACCAGGCGCCTGTGCTGTCAGTGCGCTTAATCAAAACGAATCGAGCGCCAGCCGCAAAGCCACAGTTGATCGTTTGAAGTGCGCCCGTGCCTGTGTAAGAGCCTACTTTGGAAACACCGGGGCAAGTTGCAAACAGGTAGTACACATAAGTTGATGACGTATAGAAATATCCAGAAGGTAGCGTTACAGTGGTCGAATCTGCTGACCACGTAGATGTTCCGCCGCCTGCATATGGAAGTTTCTGATCAGTTGTCTCAAGTGTGACGTACTGACTTGTAGTAATACCGTATGCGCAAACTGTAAACCATTGTGAGGTTGAGTTACGCCGCTTTGTGATCACCAACTCAGGCGCAACCCCAAGGTTGTGATTTTGAGTGATGGGCGCAGAAACTGTGGCGGCTGTGGAGAAGCAAACCTCATCAAAGAAGCTAGGGGCGCGTCTAAAGTTCCAAGTAATATAAGTGCCACCACTTGCATTGAAGTCGTTATTTCCATCTAAGTTGTAGCCAGAACTAGAACCATTTAGCCACAATCCAAATGGGCCATTGCTTTCTGCCCCGGTAGACCAAGTTATAAGAGTGTTGTTAACAACCCCAGACATGCTCCCACGAAGTCTGTCTAGCGTATAAAAATTAGGCGACGCCCTTCTGCTTGAAATTGTCATATCTACAGGAAACCCTGTAGACACAGTTGCATCGGCGAATGTTCCAGTTCTAGCCACAGGCGAAAATATACTTGTCCCACTCGTAGGCACTTTCATTGGGCCTCTACGAATGGCTATATATAGGAAAGTAGTTGAGCCGTTTAAGTTGGCGGTTTCAAACCCAGTTGCGGTAGGATTTCCATAGCTTAAAGATGACGTTTCCGAGTCTGATAAATCGGCATATAAGAGCGCGTCATTTGACATTGTCCACCCACGCATCGTGTCAAACATATACCAGCCGCCAGTACCTCCTGATGCTCGTTTGATCAAAATCCATTGAGGCTCGTATCCAAGAGATTGCACACGAACGCCACTTGCATTTGTTGAAAACGACCCGCAAGAAATTACGTTGTCTGTACCAGTCAGTCCAAAGCCGCCTGCGTTATTAGCAAACAGATAGGCAACATAAGTTGCGCCATTGATATTTGTGTTGCCAGTCCCAACAGAAAACACTGTACTTGTTGGATTTGTATCATTCCAAATAGTAGAGTCTGAAACAGCCGCAGCTGTTGAATTTAAAACATAATAACCTGTACCGCCATAGACATTGTGATAAACATACCAGTCGCCATTTAAGTCTGTACGTTTAACGAAAATGCACCCCGGTGTGCTTCCAAGGCTGTGTGCAATAGTTCTTGCTGAACCAGTCCCCGTGAAAGTAACAACATCAAAGAATTTTGGTTGCTTGCGGAATGTCCATGATGCGTATGTGTATCCGCTAACATTTGTTCGTGAAAACACTGTGTCCGCATCAAGAGAAAAACCAGTAGTGTTAAAACTAGACAACCCCATACCAGAACTGCCATTTGATTGAGCGTTCGTAGTATTTGATGTAAGAAGTTTTAAAGCACCTCTATTGGTGTCGTATATTGCAGAACTAACTGTGTTGCTTCTAGTTTTTATCCATGTCATGCCACCTTTGGTTGATAGATCAATACCATTAGTGATGGTCTGTGTAGAGCCGTTACCTGTGTAGAGCCATGTGCTGAACACATCCTCGATGTAGTTAGGAACAGAAGACTGAGCAAACTCCCCGAACCCTTGTGCGGATGCGGCTCCTCTTGTGGAAATCAGGGGCATCGTCAGTCCTTAAGCAAATTTGGTCTGGGCAGCAAACACGGTAAACGCCGCATTGCCCGTTTTGATGATTGTGTATGTGTAGGCATCAGTGCTAGAAGCGTTGCCTGAACTCCATGCCGTACCACCTTGATATTTAGGAGTTACGCTGCTGCCGTCCACCTGCACCACGTTGTTGTAGTAAGCCGTTGATCCTTGAGTAACAAAGAACGCCACAGTCAATGATTCGCCAGTAGACATCAAACTATTTAAGCTGGTGCCAGACGAACCACGGAAATTGACTGTCCAGTTGGCCGAAGCGTTGCTTGTGTAGTACAGCACTGCCTGAGTAGTTACATCGTAGTTGATTGTGCCTGTAGCAGCAGTAGCGGAAATGGTAGCCGTCTCTAAAACATCAGCAATCTTTAAACCCGCAATACTTGAAGTACCAGTTGCAATTGCTTTCCCCGCAAACGTAGCAGACAAATCAGT